AGAAAAAACAAAAACTTTTAACATCGGATTTTTACCGATCACTTGAAAAGCTAAGAACAGCGAATGGTGTTACTGCATTATCCAAAAAAGAAGGTGGAAGTACCCTCATGTATGAACTGTCAGAGCGAAATGAACTAGGGTTCAAATTTCCAACACTTACTGATATGAATGATTGTTTAAAATATGGGCAGATCAATCCTGANTTTGNAAGGGTCATGAGTGGTAATTTATGTGAAGATGATTTTNCGNATGAGACACAAAGTCGAAGGACTGCGGAACATCCTTGTTGGTCTCATGCGCATACGTTGCACGCTTTTATTACTGCTTCTCATGAAGAATTCAATGACTGGCTCAATGCATATAAGTTTGAAATAGATTGGGGGTCGATTGAAAACATTCTGCCAACAGGACAAAAGATGGAAGAAATGTTTGGGCATTTGGAAACAAGACTTCCATATGATAAATGTCTTTACATAGGCAAGGTTAACAAAGACTTAACCATCTACTTCAACCTATCGCAACAACCGATGACCGATGCAATAGACCACTTCACCGATAGGCGAGATAGTGGTGATCTTTCTCCTAGTCTAATGAAAGACTTGGGGTACAGCACAACTGAATACAATGAGTTAACTAATTTCAATACAGATGATTACACACTTAAACATGAAGGTCTCTTGCCCATTCTGCACAAGTGGGAAAGCATGGGAATAGAAAACATTGCGAGAGCCAACACATCAATTTCTTATAAAGGACAGTTTGTTTTCAATCCAATGAGCGTAATCTTGCCCTTAGGAATAACCATCAAAGAAATGAGTGGGGTGGGTGAGGGTGATTACGAAAATGATGATGATGGATTTGAAATGTCTCTTCTCATGGACAGGTATTTACATCCGACACATGATGTCACTTGGGCAGAAAAAGCATTAACTGATAATGAATATCCTGATGATCCTGATAGAAGTAGCTTCCATTCTACAATGGGAATAGAGGTCTTAAAGTATGCGAGTGTCTTTCTCGATCCACGATTCAGAGAGTTTGCAGTCAAGGAAGAACTGCATCAAGGCATGACTCCTGAGTTTATAAAACAAAGTAAAATTATCAAGCCGACCAATCCAATAAAAACTAGTGGAGCAGAAAGACCTAAGTTTGAGCATCGTGTTCTCACGCTAAACATCCCAAAAGATGTTCTGAATCCAAGTGGGAAAGGAAACAGGAAAGAAGGCACGAGACTTCACTCTGTTCGTGGACATATGCTGAAGACAGCAAAAGGAAAATATGTGTGGCGCAAAGCACACTGGAGAGGCAAAGAAAAATTCGGTGTCATCAAAAAAGAATATAAACTACCAAAACAAAAAGACATCATAAATAGGAGCAATAATGAGCAACTTCAAAATAGAGAAAGGAATCCCACTACCAAACAGCGTAGGCAAGCCAAGGAAATACGACATACCTCTTGCAGACATGGATGTGGATGATCATGTAAAGATCGATCTAGCTAGAACAAAGATCAACAATGAAAAGAAAATCATCAGCAACTTTTGTTCTGAGATATCAACACAAGAATCCTGAGAAAAGATTTACTGTCAGGAAACTTGACGATGGTGTTGGTATATGGAGAGTCAGATGAGACTTTTAGGAATCACAGTTTCTTTGATGGGTCTATTCCTGTTCGTTAGCGGATTGATCTTTTTAGACATGGCATCAATGGTTCTGAAGAAAGACATTTACACAATCGACATCTTGGGTTTAACAAACAACTTGTTTTCTCTTGATCCAACTGTTGCAGTCATACAATCAGGATTTAGTTTGCTCATGATAATCATGGGTTCAGTCGCATCATTTGGTGGTGGCATTATTTACAGGGCGAAGTCATGACAGTTTTTACAAATAAGCACAATGCGCCAATAGAGATTGTAAGGAGTTTAACCAACGATCCTTACCACAAGGGTGAAGGAGTGGATGCAAGTGTCACAGAACTCATCTCATCGCCTCGTATAAGGTATCTAAGGAATGAGTTTAAAGATAAGATCGTTGTGGATGTATCGGATCAGATATGGTCACTGCTTGGACAGAGCGTTCATACAATTCTTGAGAGAGCAAATGAGCATGAGAAAGATGTCAAGACTGAAGAGCGAATGTTTGCCACAGTCAATGGGTGGTACATCAGTGGTCAGTATGATTCTCTGTCTTTGGATGACAAGATACTTAGAGATTATAAAGTCACCTCTGTGTGGAGCGTTGTCAATGCCTTAAAAGAAGGCAAGAAAGATTGGGAGAATCAACTCAATGTACTGGCATGGTTATACTATGTTAACTATGGCGAAGAGGTTAACAAATTAGAAATCATCGCCATATGCAGAGACTGGAGTAAGAATCAGTACATGAGGAGCAGTGGGGATTATCCTCCATCACCAGTGGCAACGATACCTGTGAACCTGTGGTCAACGGATGAACAGCTAGACTACATCACCGAAAGGGTCAAACTGCATCAGTCTGCACAATCAATTGTCAGCATTACATCAGGACAGAGAGCGTTGGTTGAATGCACAGACGAAGAGCGTTGGGAGAAACCAACCAAGTATGCAGTAATGAAGAAGGGAAGAAAGTCTGCGCTCAAACTTTATGATGAGAAAGTGGATGCAGAACTGCGGATCGAGTACGAGAAAAAACAGGCGGAGGAAAAAAAACAACCAGTAAATATTTTTTATGTCGAGCAAAGACTCGGTGAGCCAACAAGATGTGTTGGGAACTATTGTGGTGTTGCTGATTTTTGTGAACAATACCAAAAACTTAATAACGTAAATAACTAGGAGAAGTTATGAAAAAGAAAGAAGACCGCTTGATACAAGCAGTAAGTCAGATGGCAGACCTTCCTGATGACAACAAGGTCAACATCAAAGGTAAACTCTATGCAGAAGTGCATACAAGAGTGCAAGCATTCAGAGAAGCATATGGTGAAGAAGGTCGTATCATGACCATGATTCATCAGCACGATGACGAGAAGGTCATGACTGAAACCACCATACAGATTCTCAGGAACGATAGATGGGATACAATCGGCAATGACTTTGCTGAAGAGTATCGTGGTGTTGGCATGGTTAACAAGACCAGTGCTTTAGAGAACTGCATCACCTCGTCAATTGGGAGAGCATTGAGTGCTTGTGGTTTGTCAGGGGGCAACTATGCATCGTTTGAAGAAGTCGATCATGCGATGAATGAGAAAGCCGAGAGCAAACCAAAGAAGAAAGCAAAGGCTGTAAAACCAAAAGAGGTCGATGAAATCCCTGACGTTTTGAAATGGAACGATTTCAAGACTGAAAAGGATGCCGATGATTTCTTAGAAGCCTTTGTCAAGTTTGCTGATATGCATGATATGTCAGTGGAATCTCTGAGAGGTTATTACAAAGCTAATTTTAAGAACATTACTTTGTTGTACGACAACTTCCCTGAGAAGAAAAAAGAACTTGACGATATTGTCACCAAAAGAAAAGAAGAAATAGAACAAAAATTATCTGCGAAGGAGGCAGAAAAAAATGGATAAAGATAGAGAACAAAGTGAAGGTATGATTTATACCAATGACTATCGACAGAATGATAAGCAACCAAATTGGACAGGCTCTTTAGTATTACAAAAAGCCATCGTCAAAGAACTGGTCGAGAAGATCAAGAATGGCGAAGAGGCAACACTGAGAGTCGCTCTTTGGGATCGTATTTCTAAGAACAATAAGGAATACAAATTTGCTAGAGTCGATGTACAGCAGAAGAAGAAAGAACAATCTGCACCACCACCTAAGCCTGAGCCAGTAGTAGAGGAGTTTAGCGATGACGACATTCCCTTCTGAATCAAGGATGCCTGTATATGGNAAGAGGCTCATCAAAGACATAGAAGAATGTGTTGATGAAAGGACACTGATGATGGCAATGATTCATATCAAAGAACTTTTAGAAATGCTTGAGACTGTAGCCGAGAGGCAACAGATTACTACAGAAGCATTATTGGTTTGGTACATGAACTATGTCACATCAGTGGAAGGCGAGAGAAATGTTAAGGTGATGCACGATGATTGACGATCCTGTAAACCCCAATCATTACAAGAGAGGCGAGATGGAGTCTATAGATATAATCAAAATGTCTATGACTCCAATCGAGTTTATCGGATATCTCCGAGGCAACATCTCAAAATACAACAATCGGTTTCAATACAAAAACAAAACAACCCAAGGAAAGATACAAGACCTTGACAAATTGATTTGGTATGCGGAACGAATTAAAGAAGAACTAAGGAACATTGATTTCAAGGATGAACCATTATGAGTAAAGAACAACGAAAAGTTATTCCTTTTCCCAAAAAGAAAAAACAAAACTCTTGTGGAGCGTGTGAAAAAGAACTTGTTGATCAAATTGTTTGGTGGGCTAAGGATGGAAAACAATATTGTGATTATTGCTATGAAAATGTTTTTTATCCTAAATACTATGGGCTTACTAGAACGGAGACAAACGATGAGTAAAGAATACGACACCAACGATGCATGGGGAGATGCGCCTCGTGGCTACCACCAATCACAAGCAGAATACTGGAGAAGTATGTGTAAAAGTTTGAGAGAAGTGTTGGCAGAAAAAGATATTTATATTGAGCAACTACAAAAGCGTTTAGAGGTCGAAGAGAAAAAGAAAAGCATTCAATATTCAGACGAGTTTATTGAGGCATTTGGAAACCCTGATAAAGACCTTGAAAAGAAATGAAGGGAAGAAAAGCTACCGCAGAGGAAAAAATCTATATGTCCAAGGTAGCGAGGCTTGGATGCATTGTTTGTGCAAACCAAGGCAAAGATAACCGAAGAGTAGAAATACATCATGTCAATGGCAAGACTAAGAAAGATGCCCACTTTCAAATACTACCCTTGTGCTACGAGCATCATCGAAAGGGAGATAGAAAAGAACCCATAAGCAGACATCCTTGGAAGAAAAGGTTTATTGAGGCATATGGAACTGAAGAAGAATTAATGAAACAAGTCAGAACAAAAGTAGAGTACGAAGATTTTCTAGAGGAACTAGATGATTGTCCGTTTTGACTTCGAAAAAAAATACAGCAGTTGGTCGTGCGCTGCTGCATTAAAATATTTTACGAGTATATATTTTTAGGGAGACACAGAGAAAATGAAACCACAGAGTGCTAAAGCGAAAGGAAGAAAACTACAGAAATGGTTTACGGAACTTATAACACAGCAGTTGGGATTGGATGAAGAGGACTTGGAAAGCCGACCAATGGGAAGTCAGGGAGAAGACATCATCATGGGAAAGCAATCTCGTGAGAAGTTTCCCTACAGTATAGAGTGCAAGAACCAAGAGTCGGTCAATGTATGGAAAGCATACAAACAAGCAGAAGAGAATTCTAAGGATTATGAACCACTGGTTGTAATCAAAAGAAACAGAACCAAGCCATTGGTCTTGGTTGATGCAGAACATTTTGTAAATTTATTTAAGGAGAAGTAAATGAGTAAAGTAATAACCTACGATGAGCATGGAAACTACACATCTGAAAATTCAATAGCTTTAATATGGTGCATTGACGATGTGAAAAATGCCTCAAAAGATTTAGGTCTTGAAAGAAACCTTACAGATGATGAATGCATGGAAGTGCTGATTCATTGCCAAGAAAATTTGGATTGGGGTTATGGTTTCGGTTGGGATAACCTTCATTGGACTATACAAGAATTTTATCAAAATAAAGGAGAAGAAAATGTCAAAACTAAGTGATCAAGTAGTAGAGCAAATACAAAACGGAGAAATACCTGAGGATACAATCCATGACCTACATCCTACTGATGAAGAATTGGAACGGATGAATAGGCTAGAGGAACACCTCGATAGAGAAGAGGATGAACAATTGAGAAGACAGCAAGAAGCGCACAACAGGTTTCAAGAGAACGTCAGATGGAATGGAGTTGATTATTACTACAGCGATCCTGATGTCGATGACCTACATCCTGATGTAAGCGTTCTAATACATCACATAAGAAAGCTACAAAAATATCAGCTTAAACAGTTGATAGCTTATTTTGCTTTGAAGAACCTAAGCCAAATGGGAATAGAACAAGTTGTTCAAAGAGCAATGGAAGATAAGAGCAATGGACAATAAAGTTTTAGTTGACTTTGTACTCGTATTGGTATTCGTAGTCGTGTTGCGTCACATTTTGACGCAGCATGAAAATATTTTACCAGTATTATTTTTACGCGGGTTAGAACGAAATGAGTTATCTTGAGTCAACGAACATACTGAAAGAAAGTTTGGAAAAGTCCTTGGAAGAAAGGAAAAGAAAGTGGTGGGAATGGCACAAACAAAACCCAATGGTTTACGAACTATTTGAGAAGTACACATTCGATGCCATTGAGACTGGAAGAAAGCACTACTCGCATTGGGCAATCATAAATAGGATTAGATGGGATCGTGAGATAGAAACACAAGGTGGTGATTTTAAGATATCAAATGACTACATAGGTTTCTATGCTCGGCTGTTCCATGCAAGACATCCTGAGTACAATGGCTTCTTTAGACTGAAGTCACTAAAAGAAGAGTCATTGATCGAAAGCCTCTAAAAACCTAAACCAGTAAAATATTTTAAGTTCGCAGGGTTGTGTGCAACAGGTACGCAAAACACAGCAGTAGGTTATTCAAAGAATCTAACTGGTAGGTCTGCCATCTCTCTCAATTGTGGAACGTATGCAAGCCTTTTTGCTTTTTGCAATTGCAATTGTTCTATCAATTCTTTTTTAACACGAGGACTCATATCTGAATTGAGTATTCTATCTCGTCTGTCTCTCCAACTTTGTAGCCATTTATTTATAGCAAGGACTTGTTGTCTAGTTTTTGCAATGCCTTTTCTGTTTGCCATGTATGCTTTAGCCTCTTCTGTCCTTCCTTGTTTCTTAAAGGAATTTAAAGTTTGAACATATCTATTGCTTTCTTTTCTCAGTTCATAAAACTGTTGTTCCAATCCTCTGCCAAACTCCGTGCTTGTAAACAATCTTTTGAGAACAGGCACTTGGTCTATTCTTGGCGATAGAAAATCTCTATCCGTTGCTTGTCTTAAAGTAGCATCAATCATAGACAGCAAGTATCCTCCTAGCGTGCCTCCATATCCTTGCATAATGTATTCTAATTTAAGCGGAGAGATGTTCATTTGTTCTCCAATAAGCCTAGCCAGTTCATTCGTACTATAGCGAGACTGTGCCGATGGCTCTAAACCTTCTCTCATATAATAAGGAACGATCTCAGAGCCTGTATAGGTCGATCTATTGTTTACTACCTCTACAATAGGTTTAATCGCTTGGAAGCCCAATGGGTCGATTTTAAGCGTATTTGTAAGCTGTCTTTGATAACTTTTTGCTAAGTCAGCCACTTCACCGCCCATCATTACATCCATAATCCTTTCAGGAATCACTTTAAATATTGTTCCAATCTCAAAAGGTATGGGAAGTTTAAATGCCAACCCTTGACCAAGAGTAATAATCCAATTGTCATCTCTTTCCTCAAGAGAAAGTTTCTTATATTCTTCATCATCACTGACCAATGCATAGTACATTGCAGTCAGAAACATAAGCATTCCGCCACGCATCAACATTTTCATTTGTATCTGTTTTGCTATTTCTGCTGATGTTCCTTCAAGCTGACTTCTTACTGCTGAATACTCTCCTCTTGATCCACGATAAATTAAATCAAGACCTTGCAATCTAGCATTTAAAAAAGGTATTGCTGCTGTAATAACTCTAAACAAAGGATCAGCACCACGCCTACTAAAGTTGATAACCTCTAATGCTTGAAATGCAGCTTCTCTTTGGCTACCAGTTTGTTGATAGATAACATCATATACACCTTTACGAGTTGCCCCATCAGACTTTCCTGTCTGTTCTCCAAGAAAATCCCAAAGTTTAACAAACTGTTCAGTAGCATTCATTGACCCATCTGAACCAATTCCCTGTTTTCTCATTTCTTTTTGAATGAACTTAACAATGTCCATTTCATCATTAGAAAAATCATACCCCCCTAAAACTCCCCAT